GAGAAAATAACAGAATACGTTATTTTCAAAAATCGTGTCGACGGGGCTTCGCCCCGTACCCCATTCAGCTTTTGGGCTTGCGCTCATGCCGCCAGCTGGTGCAGGCGGGAAAGCTCCGGGGGCTGCGGCCCCCGGTCCCCCATTAGGGGTGGAAAAGGAGTCGCGCGCCGACGCTCGAGCCCGCGTTCGACGAGGCGTTGCTCGCGTTGAAGTAGAAAAGGCCGGCATAGCCGCCGTAGTTCCAGTCGCCACCGACGAGGAGGACACGCCAGCCAGAGTAGTAGTAGGCGTAGTCCGGAATGTAGGTCGTCTCGCTGCCGCCGACCGCCGTGGGATAGAACGCCCAGGGCATGGCCGACGATACGCCGATGGCCGTGATGTACCCATCGCTCTGTATCTTGGAGCCGATGTTCGTATAGTTGGCCGCGGTGTCATCTGCATAGCTCGCAGGGTTCAGGCAGACATATACCGTTCCGTCGGAGAAGTTGATCCCGTCGATAAACTCGAAGACATTGCCGTAGGGATTCTCGATGTGCCGGTACTGGACGGCGGTCTTTCCGTTCGTCCCAGCTGCGCGTCCGGTGTGGTAGGTCATACTGTCCGTGCCGCCGGAAGAAATGGCAGAGCTGTTGCCGTCGACATAGCCGCGCCCGATTTTGCTCTGGCTGTCCCAGTCGGAAAACTCCACCAAATAGAGCAGCCAGACCGCGCACCAAGACGCGAAGTCATACTCGCTCCACTTACTACCCTTTCCTCTGGCACCGGAACGAGCCGATGCGCGGGTCAGGTTGACCAGCGGCGCAGCGCCGGTCTTGGAATAATGGCCGGAGATCGTGTTGTAGCGGCCGACATACTTGCCGGAGCCGGGGTGCTTGGTGAAGCCGCTCTTGGCCTTATCCGCGATGTAGAAGTACCGTTTCTTGTTGGCGGCATCGTCGATAATACGGAAGTAATACTCGGGGATAAAGACAACGGTATCGTAGCTGCTTCGAGAGAAGCCGCTCTGCCCATTCTTGTAGCTTACGGCATTGTTGATGATGTTGTACTCGTCCATGCCGCTCCACGGGAGATAGTTGTCGAAGGGAGAGCTGCCGGCGCCGGTACCGACCGCAGGCGCGGGATTCGTGGTGATGTCGACATTGACCAGTCCGTTCGGATCGGTGGCCTTCTTCAGCCGCGTCAGAGCCGTCGACTGCGCATTGTAATTCCAGCAAACGCCGAAGACCTTGACATAGGACAGCTCCAGCGTATAGCCGGTGTAGGAGCTGCAAGCTACGCTGCCGGTGGCCGTCTCGCCGTTCTTGGTGGCGGTGACGCTCCACGTGCCGGTGTTCGGCAGGTAGAACTTTGCCGTTCCGTTGCTGGTGGCCGTGAGCGTGGTGGAGCCGTTGACCGCCGTGACCGTAGAGCCGCTGTCGATGGTGACGGT